TGTAATGGGCAGACCTAGAAAGAATCCAGACGATCCTAAATGGAACAAAGAAACCGAGATTAAGCCTTCCAGAGACTATGACTGGAACCTGTTCTTTGCAGCCGCTTTAGGCGGTTTAATTGCTAAGGGTGGTCTATCCTATGACCAGCTCATAAAAACGGCTTCTAGCATCGCTACAGAGGCTCAGGAGTCACTTTCTAAGTGAGTCGTATTGGGCATAGCATTGCTTTAACGCTAGTCTCAGCGTATCTGCCTCTGTTGCTATTTGGACAAGACTTTCTGCATCTTCTCTAAAAAGCTCTTTTCCAGAGCATCCTGAGACACCTGATCGAGTGCTGGAGGAACCGGACACGGAACTTGCTTGGGTGGTGGTGGACGGACGCTGCTGCAAGCTGTTAGTGAGAGCAGTAGCCCTAGCGTTAAGATTCTTAATCTCACGGTCTTTCTCCTGTCTTAGTCTGTCTGCACCTGCCTGTAGCTCCTGTTCCTTCGCCCTAGCCGCTTCTTGACCCTTGGCGTACTCCGCATATTGGGCAGCTTTCTCCTTGTCCCATAATGCCTGTATCTTCGCCTGACCATGTTCGGAACCCTGAAAATAGCCTCCCGCTGCTGCAACGATAATGGCGATAAGGGAAGCGGAAATAAACCAAGGATTCATTTGGGTGGAATCTTCGTAGCGTCGAGCTTCTTATGGACTTTGACCTCTCTACAGACCTCTTTCTCTTTACCGCCCTTTACTTGCTCAACGTGACAGACCTTCTTAGTCTCGGCTGCATGAATCTGGAACACTAGGAAAGCACTTAGCAAAACAGTAATAGCCATGCGTAGATAGATAATCATGTGATCTCCGGGTGAGGTGGTTGTTCAGGCTTCTCTTTTAAACTCGTTATAGGGGCTATCGTAGGCTCTTTACGCATTTCTCCTGCCCATTGTGGCTCAGAACCTTTGCCAGTCCAAGTAGACTTAGGAGGAGTAGGTTTGTCGTCGCGTTCTTCTTTAGTCGATAGTCCGGGTGGTGTGAACTGAGGCAGAGCATCCTTACCCTTGACCGCTAGGAGTGTTGCAAGACTGCCAAGTATGTACTTAGACATATCGGACAGGATCAGGAAGAACTGCTTATCCGCTGGAGCCATAAAGTAAGGCTGAGTCACAAAGACTACGGAATACAAGCTAACCCCTACCATGATGACCACAGTAAAGCAAAATGTTACAGCGATGCAGAACTTAATTACCGCATCGTGCTGCTCCTGACTCATTGCAAGGAACTGGCTTATTAACTTTAGGGGATTCATCTTTCATATCCTCTGGTTTAAGTAATTGCTCAGGACAGGTTCCAGTAGTCGAACAATACGGCTTCTTGCATTGCTTAGTTTCCCAATTATCAGGATTCTGGCAAGGGTATCGATATTGGTCACAGCCACTAAGCAGCAGCAAACATAGACAAAGCAATCTCATAATGATGTTTCCTGTCCTCATAGCCTATATAACCCCCATTTATAGCGCGAGTTAATCCTTTGAAATCATCTGCATCTACGAATCGATTAAGTTTATTTTCACTCCAGAACCAGCAAGCACTCTGAGCAGCACCTTCGAATGTTTCCAAATAGTCAACAGCTTGTTCAGGGGTAATCTCTAGGGATGCTGCAAACCAGAAATAGTTATTCTTGCCCGTTAGCTGCAAAATCCCACGACCACGAAATTTGAACCCATCTCCAGAGGCTTCATCACCGTTACCCATACGATCAGCATAGACGCGAGAAGCAATCTTCTTAGCGTTACGTTCGTACTGCTTGGCTATTTCCATCGTTGGGAAATACTTAGGAAATACGCGCTGTAGACCTGATGCAGAATAGTTCAGGTTTTCTGTGACAAAGACGAATCCACCTGATTCATGACCACATTGGGCTAGGAAAGCAGCGACTCGTTTAGGTGTGTTGATCTCGTATTCCTCTAGCAGAGACTTTCCACCTAGTTCAGTCTGCTTGCTAAAGAGTGCCTCATGCCATTGCTGAGGATATTTGGTATTAGGAGCGAACTTCTTGAACTGTGCCAGCGTTATCATTTACCGTACATCCTCTCCTCCAAGATTTCCTTACGCAATTCCCTCATCTTCTTGACTTCATGGACTGCTGCTTGTGTTGCAAAATACATATCGTAATACATGAACGCAAGTACAGGCATGACGATAAAGAACGTGAGTAACACAGCCATGACTACTGTGATTAGAACCCAAGGTACATCTTCTGAATCGCGCTTCTCGTTATTAGCCACATTAGACCCACCGCCCACAGCACCACGAACACGATCGCTCCAACGTATATCAGACGAGCCTTGAGACGATTTATTGCCCTTCTGCGTTGCCATCTAGCCGCCTGTAACTTTCTCGTCTCTACCGCTAGTGCCTCGGCTTGCTCATTCTGTATATCAGTCCATGCCTTTTCAAACCTAGCCCATACTGACCCTAGCTCTGGTGGCGTGTTATAGACCATTTGCTCCCTGACCTGAGCTAACATCTCGTTAAGTTTGGACTCTAGCCTGATTCTTTCTAATGCCCTACGACCTAACGATAACTCACCCCTATAGACCTCTTTAGACTCAGCTTCACTCTGGATGTATATCTTTGCTAACGCTTCGTACTGGTCAATAAAGTTCCCTAAGTTACTCCAAATATCGTTAAGAACGTCATCCGGGGTAGACTTAGCGACTTCCTGAACCTTCTTGACCTCCTCCTGATACTGCTTTGTTTGTTCTTTTGTAGGACTCGTTATCTTCTGATACTGCTCTTTTAAGTCCTTGAGTACACCACTTACGTCATTTCCAGTATTTTTTATCTGCTTGTACAACTCTACGCCACGCTTGGCGAGATCGATTGCTGTGGTACACGCCTTATAAGCAAGAGCTATACTCGCAGGATCGATCACATTAGTTACTGATCCTTGTCAGCTTTTAGAGCTTGTCTGGCAATGTTCAAATGTTGCTGTTTGTAATAAATAGTAGCTATCAAGCCTACAAGACCAATAGCAACACCAGCTAACGTGCCAAATTCATTAGCCGTTAGACCAAAGAAAATAGCTGAAGCAGAGCCTCCATAAGTTGCTACAGCAGCAGTTTTAGATGCAATGTCAGTCATGATTAGCTTTTCATAATAAACGCAAGTGCGTAGTATGGAGGAAGGTTAGCGTTAGTACCGCTAGAACCTGTTGTATTGATAGAAATTCCAGTAGTACTACTATTTGTAGTAAGTGTTGAAGGGCCTCTACCAAAACTATCAGCACCACCACCAGAATATAATGTATTTGATGAACTATATGGAACACTAGCGGTATGGGTATGGCCAGAGTCAGTTACAGTATGGGTATGACTAACGACAATCGCATCTTTAGAACCACCAGTCTGAGTAGCTGAACCTGTAATATTAGTCTTAGCAACTCCAGCATCGTCAGCATTAGCAGCAATGATAAATTTATTTCTCAGATCAGGCGTACTATTAGTTCCATCACAGAGATACCATCCACTAGGAATAGAAGCAATAGAACCTGACCACATGACGATTACGCCACTGGGGATAATGTCCCGAACAAACGCAGTCGTAGCAATCTTAGTGCTATCGTCAGAGGTGCTAGGAGTAGGAGCAGTAGCAGAACCTGTTAGCGCAGTCGTACCTGTAACCGATAGATTCCCACCTACAACGAAATTATCAGCATCAGTACCAGTCTGCATATCCTTAACCTGAGCCATAAGCTCACGGATAGCGTTATTGATACCACTAGGCGCACATCCTTCAGCGATATTGATACCACCGATGTCGGTATTGTTGGACGGTGTGCTACTCCACTCGCTAACTTTATTCTTTGGCATGATTCACCTTTATAGCAATCCTGTTAATGTTCCAATAGCACCAGCACCGGGAACAGCACCGACAGGACGCTTCTGAGTCCTAAGACGGAGTTCCTGCAAAATCGCTCGTTGCTCAATAGGATCAGCCGCAAATAGACGCTTCTGGAGTTCAGCAGAAGTCTCTCCGCTAATACCCTTAGTCCTAGCCGCACCCTGACGCAATAGCTCCATAGCTGTACCAGCAAGTCCACCTGTAGCGTAACTCTGAGCCAATCCAGCAGCCTTACCAGTACCCTCGCTAGTTGCCAAACGCTCACCCGTCTGAGAGCCTCCAATAATGCCCTTAGCAGTCTTAGATTGACGCTCTAAGGCATCTACATATTGAACAAACTGGTTATACTGGTCTTTATCAGTAAAGGCATAGCGCATTAAGGATTTCTGCTTGTCGCTCTTAAAAATTTGACGAGCAAAGTCACCACCTTTGAAGTTCTCTAAACGGCTATTTACGTCAGCCATCATGCCAAGACGGAAAGCCTCTTTCTCAGAGTCATTCATGCCTTTTAATTTGTCTAATGCCTCTTTGTAGTCAAGTTTTTGATAATTCTGACCAGTCTCAAATGACTTCCTCAGTTTTTCGTTATCAGCAAATTCCTTATTTGCTTTGGCATAAATAGGATTCTTAGTCTCTAGCAAGTCATTAAACTGCTTTCTTACAATAATGACATCACGACCAAAACCAGTAACTTTCCCTGTAATTGTGTCTGTTTCTCTTTCTACAATACGGTCAAGACCAATCTTGATTTGGTGCATTACGTCTGTAGGAACTTTCCTATCGCTTAGAAAAATATCTAAGCTAGGCAAATCCTCACCATAGACCGCTGCACGTTTTTGAGCTTCACGATACGCCTCAGTAAATACAGGACGATCCATAAATTGCCGGAAATCTTTGGCATAGACATTTCTACTGTAAGCCTCTGGATATTTTGCATTAGCAGCAGCTTTCTGGTTTTCTGCCAGAAACTCAAGGTATTCATAACCATTGACGTTTTTACCCAAACCAGCGCGAGTTACCAAACCTTTAACAATATCGTTAGGTTGGTCAATCATTCTGGATTCTAGGAAACGTAGAGTCGAATCCTTCTTTGATGAAGGTACAACATAAGCCGAATACGCTAGGTCTTGTAGGCTCTTACTTACGTCAGCCAATACAGGACGAGGAACATTCAGACGCTCTAGCTCACTTAGAACATTCTGAGCCTCATCAATTGTCAGATTATCTTTCTTTAGGGCATCAGCAATGAGTTTAGAAGCTGCTGTAGGCTGATCTCCGATACCAGAAGCGACTAAGACATTCTTAATCATGCTTCCAGCACCACGCAACGCTAGAGGAACCGTAGCACCTAAACCACCACCAATAATCCCTGATGTCGTAGCACCACCAGTAACGTCAGTTTCAGCAGTACCAGCACCAGTTAGCGCACCTGTAACTAAACCTGTAGCACCACCTCTAGCAACTTGCTGAGGAATAGTCACGCCACTAATAGCTTCCTGAACTGCTGGAGCAGCCTTACCTAGATACTTAAATGCAGCAAAAGGAGCCGCTAAAGCCCCTGTAATCTCAGCACCACCACCAAGAATCGGGTAATCCTGACGGAATTGAGTCTGCTGTTGACGTAACCTGTCACGCAATGCTTGATACTGCTCACCGCTGATCTGACCAGTTCTAAATGCAGCTTCTAGCTCGTCAGCAAATCCAAACGTAGCACCCTGAGCAGCAGATCGTACAGCCTCAGCAGAACCGATATAAGGAGTCCTCGGCATCATTACCGATGGCTGAGTCGGAAGCTCTGCTATAGCATCCTTTTCCCATGGATTCATTGTCGTTTTCCTTTGACTCGACGAATACCTTTAGCATCGATATAGGTTGCTCCATCTGGAACAGCCTTATAGTCAGCGTCAGTAAATACATACGGCTCAAACTTAGGAACCTCAAGTTTTACCTCTGCCTCACCAACTTTTGCATTAGTTCTGCGACGGTTAATAGCCGCTTGATAATCTGCTACTCGTCTAGCGTTCAAATCACGCAAACGGATAACTGCTTTAGCTGCATCTGCTGGAGATTCAGCACTCTGAAGCTCTTTAGCTGCACGAATTGCATCGCCTTCTGTTTGCGTACCCTTGTTTTGACGTAAGGATTCGTTGATATATTCAGTTTTCCAACGATCAAAGTCGTTCCTAGCAACAACATCAGGATCACTTGAACCCATTGCACTACGGACAGCAATACTTGCTTTTTCTTTCAATCCAAATGGAATCGTGCCATTAATAATGCTAGTTACATATTTATTTGCATCTTTAGCAAGATTAGCTGCTGATGTACCTAAATCGTAATCTTCTTCTTCAGCCTTTTGAAGTGCTGGAGGAAGTGGTTTAGCCTCAACTTTAGGAACGAAATCAACAGGTTTACCAGTCTGAGCATCAAGAACAGGCATACCCGGACGATTAGGCAGGAAAACTAACCGACCATTAGCATCTACAGTCGGCTTAGATTCATACATCGTCTTACCTTCACCTGCTAGCTTACGAGCAAGAATCTTCCATGACTGTGTAGCAGAGTCATATTGTCTAGTAGTCCCATCAGCAAATTCTTTAATCTCTGGAGCTTTTTGCTCTTTAGGAGCAGCAAATACTACATTACCAGTCGTAGGATCAACAAGATTCCCACCAACAACAACAGGCTTAGGTGGTTCAGCTTGACCAGTATAAATAGGCTGACCTGTTTCAAGATCAACAACGACATTACCAACAACTGCTGTGCTTTTCTTCTTAGCACCCGGAGCAGAGAACAAAACCTGACCTTGTGGGCTAATAACCGTCTGACCTTCACCAACGGTAATAGGTTTAGTTCTAGCTGCTTCACGTTCTGCAACCAAACGGAAAGCACCAGCAGGGTTCGTATCAAACTCGTCTGCTAGGTCTGGATACTTCTGCTTCATTGCCTGAATACCAGCGACTTGACGTTGCTGTAAGGCTAACTGTTGCTGGCTG